TTAATCATTTAAGCACCTGTCATATAAGTCACACCTTTTTGGTCTTTTATCAAAGTTTCAATAGCTTTCATCCTGTTCAGATGAATATTTATCATATTTTCAGCTTCAATCCTGCTTGTGAATCCTGCCATATTGTAGGCAATCGCACAAATTGCAACATATCTCGAAACATATTCACTCAGAATATATTTGACATCAATATTTAGAGCGGCAAAATTATCTGAGAAATTATTTCTGCATAAAACATTGAGATAGTTTTCAGCTTGAAGACCCCATGCTGTTTTGTTTGCATCTGTGAATCCTGTTGCATCGACATTCTCTCCTGCCATAGCCAACATTTCCGCATCTGTGGACATAATACTTGTAGCAACCATTTTATTTTATCCTCCTTTTGAACATTATATTTATTTCTAAGCAACGAAAAGATTTAAACCCTTCGATTTTACACACCAACAACATCGCACAAATGCCTCCGCAAGGTGGCTATTTGCACCAAATATCCTTATATTTGCATCCCTTGTGTATTCAAATGTCATGCTTCTGAGTGATGCCAACAATTTGAAATCATTGACAATCCCTATTGTAGTGGGGTTCTCTTTTTCCATCATCGACAAGGCGTTGGAATAAAGATCTTCTTTTAAGAGACCTTTATTCCTTCTGCTATCAATAGATTTCTGACTATTATTGAGAGCAACAACCCTGCTTTTCCCTATATCATCCTTGAGCATATCAGTAACACCCCCACCAACTCCTCCATCATCAACAAAGATTCTTTTAAAACCTCCATAATCATCATGAAGTCGTTTAATTCTGCCACAAGTAGAAGTAAGACTTTTATGTTGCCATGTAAGACATTTTACAATCTTAAGGAAGTGAGTTATTGGATCAAGTTCTCCAATAACAACTGCGGACTCATCCTCTCCGTATCTTGCAACATCAACCCCCATATAATAGGATTTACTTATTTCTCTGTCTTTTATGCTCCAATCCATGAAATTCATTCTTTTTCTGCATAATTCTGTTGGAAAGAATTGATTAAATTCTGAAACAAATTCTCCCAAATACTCTTGGGCGTATTCCATCCTTGTGAGTCTTTTCTTTTCTTTTTGTAAGAAATCTCTTGAAATTCTTGGACAATCTTCACTTGAAACATGAATCTTTAAGAAATCCTTTGAATGAGAAGCATCATAATAATATCCACCCTTTCCAAACGGAGTGGAAAGAAGGATCTCAAAACCTAACCCTCTCATCTTGAGAGAGGTTGCAAGCATTGGGCGAATTGCAACCCAAACTGCCTCAGCAATAAAAGCCGCTTCATCTGCAATCAAAATATCAACTGTGTAACATCTGACAAAAGCTCCGGTCTTTCCCGTAGGGAGAGAGAGGATTCTTACTCCATTGAATAAATTACATTCTGTTTTAGTTATATTTCCCTTAAACAAGCCAAAATTAGCTTCAAATATCTTTCTCTCGTCATCATTTTGTCTTGGACTCTTGAGTGGGTCGGGGGTGAAACCACCGACTGCCTCAAGCATTGCATCATGGATTCTTGCAAGGTTTCTCAGAGTTTTTTGGAAAATTTCAGATGATTGCCTTTGTGCGGCTGCAATCATCAAAATTGTGATGTCTTGATGTTTTACAGCGAGCTTTGCACATTTCTTTCCTATTGTTTCGGACTTTCCAACTTGTCTCCCTGTTCTTAAAACAATATTTCCATCATGATTCAAAACTTGCTCTTGCCATTTATCCGGTTTAAAGGATGTGTCCTGTTTTGCAACCTTCTCCGCAAGTGCAATGATTTCTGTTGTTGTCAATCTCTTTCTTGTTTTCTTGTTAGGCACTATAAACCACCACTCTCTTTTAGCTCAATATAACGATTTAAAGCAAAAGGAAAGGACTTAATGATTTGTGTCCCATTAGGAGCCCTTTCCTTGAATAATACCCATCTATCCTTTGCAAATAGTTCAACCTTAAGGAATAGTTCTTCATCAATATAGACCCTCCGTCTGCCTTTCATACTGTATTCTCCTTTGGCTTTGGCTTGGGACATTTATCTTGATGCAATATTGCGGTTTTCAGAAAAGCAATATTGATCTCTATTGATTTTTGACTGTCTGCGATGGCCTTTTCTAAGCTATCGATGACATTAGCCCATTCTAAGAAGTCCATTTGACTCTTAAGATTGTTGTTCATTGCCTTTAGTTCAGCAAAATTCATTCTATTGGTTGTTTCATTTTTCATTTTTCAGTCACACTCCTATTTAGTTTACAAGTAAATCGTTCTGGACAATCATAACAAGAATCATTGGCATACATACATGGGCGGGTAGAAATATTTGGCTGAATGGGTGCATTAGGGGAAGAAGGTTTGGTTGTGGTCGCTATCTTAACACAATCAACAACAACATAAACATCATCATCTATTAATTCATGTTCATACTTCTGCATTATCAACCTTATATTCTTGGGATTGATGTGTTTGATTACCCAAACACCATCATGCTCTTTTATCCTTATTCTCATCTTATCACCTTTGTATATATATATATCATGTGAATATACTTATTTTGTTTATTTGATGCCTATTTCTTCCCCCCTCGGGGGGTTAGGGGGGGATTTGTTTAATAAGGAGTGAAAGGGCTTGTTTGCCCTTTGCCTCCACTATCTTTCTTTATTTAGGAGCAATGAATGGGCTCTTTCAGCCCATATATTGCGGGAGTTTGTTTGTTTTACCAAAGGATCATTTTGTTTGTTGTTTGTTCCCCCCGAAGGGGGGAAGGGAGGAGCGAAGCTCCGGAAAGGGGGGGTTTGTATATGATTGATGCGAGGGTTTTGGGTAGGGAACCGAAACCCGAAGCACTATATAGCTTTGAGTGGGTAGGGAACCGCTCAAAGCAGTCCCCCCAACTTGCTATAAATCCGCAGGGGGGTTTGGGGGGACAGCGAGTATATGGTTTGCGCAAACCTTTGCGAGTGTAGGGATTGACTACGACTGACCGAAGGGAGGGAAGTGGGATTGACCGGAGGGAGAGCGGAGAGAGGGTGACTACGAGTGAGTGAAACGAGCGGAGTGGGAGCCCGAACGGAGCGGCAAGCGACCGAAGGGAGCACAACCAACAACGCAGGCGTAATGGGGGAGGAGTTCTGAGCGTAGCGAGGGAAGCTCCTATAATGAAGCCGGAGTGTTGGTTCAAGGTAGTGAGTCTTTATCATATTGCTCTTTGAGTGCCTTATCTGTTGCTTTAAGCCATTCTAATACTTCAAGAGTGTTTTCCTCTGCATCTGTAAAATATCTCTTTATTTCCCATGTATAGCCCTTTGAGTTCTTTGCTATTTTGATGCTATTTTGTGCATCTTCTGTCTTGATTTCCATTTTCATATTGATTCATCTCCAAATACAAATACTGCACCATGTAGATTTTTGATATATCCCAACTCTTTCATGGCATTTGTATATTTCTTTATTGTTCTTTTGTCAAATCCTGCTTCGACCATTATTGCTTTTTTGACATCAGTTCGGAAGAATGGGACTTTGTCTAATTCCTTAAGCCTCCAAACTATATTTCTGCATATTGTGGAATTAGAGTGACCCATTTTACTTTATGGGCTTTACGCTGTTAGCGATCACTTTTGAGAATGTGTTTCCATCCCTTTCCTCTGACATTGACATAAACTGACATTTTTGATTAAGAAGTGTTTTCTCAACATCAACATCAGAACCTATTTTCAAAGGACATCCAAACCTCTCGAGTAATTTGCCCAAATTACTTACAGGGTTAATCGTTGCGGGATAGCCTGCTTTGACTTCTGCTTCGCCTGCTTGAATAATCAAATCTACATATTCGTAGGGCTCTTTTCTTTCATCGATTCTCACAATTACTCCATTGTGCAATCCATCTTCTAATCTTTTGCTTCCTGTTACTTTTATTGGTTCCATTTTAGACCTCCATCATCTCACTATTTAATTGGTGGATCGTTTTTCCACTCATGCTTGTGTGTTTTCTTATCCAACCCTTTGCTTCCCATATAGACAACTTTTGATATATATGAGTGTAGCTCTTATCAAATTTAGCTGCAACTTGTGCAATTGTTCTCGGTTGAATTAGAAAACTAATCATTGCTTTATATTCAATTTCCAAATCAAGGCTGGAAATCTTTGTTTTTTCTTTTACCATTTAAATCTACCTCCATTCTGTATAGCTTGACAATAGCGGCTCTAATTACCGCCGACCTATTTCCTTCAAATCTGTAAGGGTATAATTTAATCAACTTTTCAATCATAGCGTTTGCTTCTTCTGTAAGCCTTACCGGTTTTA